TATCAACGTATCGCGCCAAATGATCGTTAACGACGACTTAGGCTACTTTACGCGCTTGGCCGGTATGCTTGGCCGGGCGGCTGCGCGTTCTATTGAGGTGGATGTATACGCATTGTTGGCAGAGAATAGCGGCTTAGGCCCTACTATGGAAGACGGCCTGCCTATGTTTGACGCGGCGCATAATAACATTGACACGACAGGCGCTGCGCCTTCGGTAGATTCGTTCGAGCGTATGCGCGTTCTCATGGCTTCTCAAAAGGACCCCTCAGGCAATGAGTTTATAGACCTGCGCCCAGAGGTCGGCGTATTCCCGTTATCTATCAGCGGGGAGGCCCGCGTAGTCAACGACGCGCAGTACGACCCCAACGCGAGCAACAAGTTGCAGAAGCCTAACAAGGTTCGCGGCTTACTTTCGGATATTGTAGATACTCCACGACTATCCGGCAATCGCTACTATATGTTCAATACTTCCGACGACCCCGCTATTGAGGTTGTTTTCTTGGATGGCCAATCTACGCCTTACCTAGAGTCTCGCATGGGCTGGGAAGTTGACGGCATGGAGTGGAAAGTACGACTAGACTATGGCGTGTCTGGTATTTCTTACCGTGGAGCCGTTACCAACGCAGGCGCATAATTCAATAATTTACAGGCGGGGCTCGCCTCGCCTTAACCTATATTTTTGCTGAGACATGGCAATTACATACGTACAAAAAGGCGACGTACTCTCTGGCGACATTGTTAAAACCGAAAGCCTTATAGGCGTGGCATTGGGTGACGCACTATCCGGCGAGGAGTGCCGAGTACAAATCTGCGGCGTTTTTACAGTGGCTAAGCCGAGCGCCGACGTAGTAGCTCAGGGGGTGCCCTTGTATTTCGACGAAGCAGAGGGCGTCGTTAAACTTGACGACGAAACCGGAGCCAACGCGCTAGCAGGCTACGCTTGGAGAGCCTCTGGAAGCGGCGTTACTACTGTAGAGCTAAGACTGCTTAACTAATGGCAATTTTCGACCGTCTTAAAAATAATATGTTCGACATTACGCTAAACGTAATGGGCTACGATGCGAGCTGGACAAATTCTCAGACGGCGGAAATCCTAACGGCCAAGGTTCATTTTAAATACCCCACGCCTCCCGAAGATTTGGCAGGCGTGGAGTATTTCCCGCAGGAGCCCTATATGGAGTTTAAGCAGGGAGATTTTGAAGGGCTTAAAGAGCTTGTAGATGACAATAGCACGGAAACGGTAATAATAGACGGGCGCAGCTATTACGTGCGCTCAGTGGACAGGAAATACGACGGCGATACATTAACCGCCGTACTTGCCGATATATGAGCATATACACCGACATAGAGCAGGCAGTGGCCGACCGCTTGGCGCCTTTCGGGGCGGCGGATTTCGACGTGCGAGTATTACCAGAAAAGCAAAGCGAGTACGAGCAGCGCCCTTTTGGTACTGGCCGTATAACCGTAGCCTACCATAGCTCTAAATTCGATGAACATAACTCTATAGGTGCGGCGACCTCGCAATTTGAGGAAGTAACCATAGCCCTAGCTATACAAAGCAGGTTTTTGCGCGGGCCAAAAGGTATTTATACGATTGCTGGAATTGTCCGCCGCTACTTGGTAGGTTTCGAGCCTGGAGGCCAAGACCCTATGTGGGCTAAAGAGTTCGGCCTAAAAGACGCTAGCCACGAGGACAATTTATGGACTTATTACGCGCACTATTGTACGCGAACAATGGCCGTGCAAGATGTTCCCGCCGATGAATCGGCGCTACTACAGTTAATTCAATTTGACAATAATTTTACGGGCGAGTCTTCGACCGCTCCATAAACCCTAAAATATGGCATTTTTACACGGAATAGAAACCGTAGAGCTGAGCCAAGGCGTAAGGCCTGTTACTGTAGTAAGACAGGCAGTAATAGGCCTTATTGGCATTTCCCCAAAGGGAGCCACAAATGAGCCTGTAGTAGTAAATAGCGACGTAGACGCGGCTCAGTTCGGTTCACAGGTGGAGGGTTTTACAATCCCTCAGGCCTTAGACGCTATCTTTAAGCAAGGCGCAGGGACGGCTATAGTGGTTAACGTATTCGACCCTTCTACGGACACGACGACCAACACGGCAGAAGCTCACACGGTAGCAGATGGAGCTTTTACGCTTGATAATGCGCCAATAGGGGCGGTAGCCCTTACAGCTTCGGCAATGTTACGATTTTGGACCCTTCGGCAATTCCTGACGCTACAGCGGTAGAGGCTACATACGAGAGCTTAGACGCTTCGGCGATTACGTCTGCAAAGATTATCGGAGCAGTAGATGGGAGCGGCAACCGTACAGGCTTGAAAGTCTTTGAAAGATGCTTTGATCTTTTTGGATTTGAGCCTACTATTTTTATTGCTCCCGAATATGTGGAAGATACGGCGATAGCGCCGGAGTTGATTTCCACCGCTGAGCAGTTCCGAGGCTTCGCACTTGTGGACGCTCCAGTTGGCACGACGAAGGCTCAGGCGATAGCTGGGCGCGGCAATGCGGGCACGATCAATTTCAACACGTCAAGCAAAAACGCCGTTTTGCTATTCCCGCATTTGAAACGTATTAACCCTATTACGGAGACGGAGGAAAACGTGCCGTATAGCTCCTATTTTGCTGGAGTCTGGGCGCGTACTATTTCAGACCTCGGTATACAGTACAGCCCCTCCAATAAAGCCATTAACGGTATTACTGGGCTAGAGCAGCCGGTATCGTTTAATCCGGTATCCGAGAGCACAGACGCAAATGACCTAAACGCCGCCGGAATCGTGACCGTAGGCAATAACTTTGGTACTGGCTTAATTACTTGGGGCAATCGCTCCGCGCTTTATCCTTCCAGTACGGCTCCAGAGAACTTTCTAGCCGTCCTTATTACTGCTTATTTAGTTGACAAGAGCATAGAGCAGGCTTCTTTGCAATTTGTAGATCAGCCGCTTAATAACGCCCTTATTGATGCTATCAGAGGTACGGCTAATGCGTTTATCCGGTCATTGATCGCACGGGGCGCATTGATTGACGGCGGGGTAACTTTCGACCCGGCAAAAAACCCGCCGGAAGACTTGGCAGCGGGGCGCGTTACTTTTGACGTTACGTTCATGCCTCCAACTCCGGCGGAACGCATTACATACGACCGCTTTATTGATATAAGCCTACTTAGCGCCCTGACGGAACAATAATAGGCTATTACTCACCGCTCAAAATATTAGCAATATATGGCTATTGAAATTAACAGCGTAACGAACGCAAATATATACGCCGACGGCGCGTCGTGGCTAGGAAAGGCTAAGGAAGTCCAACTCCCAGAAAATCCGTTTAAGATGGTAGACCATGAGGCTCTCGGTATGGCTGGTATGGTGGAATTGTTCGCGGGCCTCGATAAAATGGAGGCGACGCTGCAATGGAATAGCATTTACGCGCAGGCTCTGGCTAAGGCGACTAACCCAAACCAGCCTATTAACCTGCAGGTGAGGGCGAACATGAGGCAAAGAACCTCGGCAGGCCTTACGGACGAAGTGCCCGTAGTGGCGACACTTACGGCGCAGCCTAAGAATTTGCCCGCAATGAATTTTAAGCAGCATGAAAATGTAGAGCTTGAAAGCAAATTCAATGTATCATACTTCAAATTGGAAGTTGACGGCGTTTCTATTTACGAGGTGGATTTGCTGGCAAATATCTTCAAAATTGACGGCGTGGACATTCTGGCGAAGTATCGCGCAAATCTTGGCGTTTAATTCCTTATATTAGTGGCACATTTTTAACGCTACTAAACGAAAGGATATGGAAGTAATGGAAAAAGGAAAAACCCTAGAGCTGCCATCTGGAGCAGTTGCAACGGTAAAAGAACCGTTTAAGGGCAAGCACATACGGAAGGCGCAGCAGTTTGCAGACGGCGACCAATCGCTAATTATTCCGAGCCTTATAGCTCAGCTGGTAGAGATAGACGGCAAGTCTATTGTTATGGAGGAGCTGGACGAAATGCACGGAGCCGACGTCCTTAAATTGATGGCCTTCTTTGGCGAAAATTTCTAAAAGGGGCGCGGGTACTTTTTCCGCACGAAGTACCCAAGCCCCGAGAATTATTGTTTTTAGCGCACTTTACGAATACGCCACTTTCGGAACTTCTGGAGTGGCGTTTTTCAAAAATTCGGTACTGGCATAATGAAGCTGTAAGGCTTCATAACGAAATGAACAAACCGCCCGAAAATGGCAGACAAAAAATTTAATATAGCCCTTACCTTGTCGGCAGTAGATAGAATGACTCACGTCATTAACAAAGCTGTAGACAATGGCATTACGCGCCTTAATAAGTTTAGCCGGAAGGCTGAGCAGATAGCAGGCGCTTCTGCTAGTTTTGCGCAGAATGCCGGGGCTATGGGAGTAGCTGCTGGAGCCGCGTTAACTTTGCCCGTTAAAGCGGCTGTAGACTTCGAGTCGGCGATGGCAAAAGTTTCGGCTATTACCAGATCAAATCAGAAAGAAATGGCTGCACTAACGGCGGCGGCTAGAGAATTGGGTAAGGCTACGCAGTTTTCGGCGATGGAAGCTGCGGAAGGACAGCGACTGCTCGCTATGGCGGGATTTCCAACGGAAAAAATAATTAAGGCGCTCCCGTCTGTTTTGAACTTGGCTGCATCCGGGGCGGTGGAGCTTGGACAGGCCACCGAG